CGGAGTAAGTTATGACTAAAGCAAGAGACCTTGCAGGTATCATCAGTGGACAAACTGATGTGCCTCAAGATTCCCTAGGTAACGTACCGCCTGTTACGCCTACTCAGGTGTCTGACCAAAATAACACTTCTACAGGCTATTTTGATGCACCTGCGGGGACTACGGCACAGCGTCCGAGTAGTCCTAATACTGGGTATGTGCGTTTTAATACGACATTAGACCAACTGGAGCAGTACACATCCGATGTTGGATGGCAGGGTATTTCAGCACCACCAACAATAACAACAACAGATGTGACTAACGTAGATGAGACAGACACTTCACAAGTGATTGTTATTACTGGTCAGAATTTTGATGCAACATCGAGTGCTGTTTTAGTTGATGCAAATGGAAGCACAAAAAACCCCACTACCTCTGTACGTAATAGTTCCTCGCAAATTACTATCACTTACAGCGGAGGAGATGTTTTGACATCTTCTGTAGCTGAGCCATTAGACGTAAAGGTTACAAATGGGTCTGGATTATCTGCTGTATTAGAAAATCAAATTAATATTGATGCTTCACCTATTTGGTCTACTAACTCAGGAACACTGGCTACAATAAGTGATGCAACAACAGGTACTCACGTAACAGTATCTGCCACAGACCCTGAGGGGCAAAGCGTTTCTTACACAATTGCAAGTGGAGCTATGCCTAGTGGGCTTTCCTTAAATTCTTCTACAGGTGTAATTAGTGGTGACCCAGATAATGTATCGGGAAGTACAACATCTAACTTTACAGTAGGCGCAAGCGATGGGACAGGTAACACAGTAAACCGTTCGTTTAATATTATTGTTAATCCTGCTCTTGACGGAAGTACTTCAGCTAGGGCAGCTACTAGTGCAGCTGCAATTAAGTCTTTGACAGGCACAACAACTATGGGCAACTACTGGATTGACCTTGCGGGAACTCCTACTCAAGTTTGGTGTGATATGTCTACAGACGGTGGTGGTTGGATGGCTATGTGGATGACACCATCTGGCTCAACTTCTCAAACTTATAGAATTTCAGCTAACAGGTCTGATGGAGCTTCTAGTGAGTTTGAAAACTACTCTCTAACTTACGCACAGCGGTCAGCAATGAGAGCAAGATGTTCAAGTACTCAAACTCTTGTCAAGAGAAATGGCGGGTGGATGAGATTGAACATATATCTCTGGAATAGTACTACGCATTCAAGCGGTAACTTTTACTTTGAGCAAAACTGTTCTATCGTTACTTCAAACGGCACTACTGATTCTTCTGCTGAAGCAGGTATAGTTAACTATAACAACAGCGTTGGTGGTGACTTTGGTATCGCAACTAGCACTAATGGTATAGACCACCATAATACTAGTGATTATTACCTTCTAAACAACAGCTGTGGAGGTATGTATTTGTATCAATATGGTGCGGGATATAAAGTTAATACAGGGCTTAGTGGGTGGTCTTCGGCTACTACAGGTTGCGCTAATACTAATAGTAACGATTTTTCTTTAGCTGTTTATATGCGATGATAAAAGTGGATAAAGAAAAAAGAGAGGCTAGATACTCTCTTTGTAAGAATTGTCCAGAATATGGAATCAGTCCTTTGTTTCATTACAAAGATAAATGCAAGCAATGCGGCTGTATTATGGCGATAAAAACGTGGCTTAAAGAAGCAGCGTGTCCATTAAATAAATGGTAACTAAGGAACTCTTATGACTGACATAGAACGACTAGCTAAGCTAGAACAGCAGCAAGAGGAGCTAATGCGTATGGTCAAGGAAAACCACGAGGACTTAAAAGAAGTTAAGGAATCCCTGACGAAATGGAAAGGTATTGCAGGTGGTATAGCCATCGCAGTATCTTGTATGTGGGCTGCTGTGATAGGCGTTATGGAATTTTTAAAACGATGAAAAAAATAGTAATTGCGATGCTGTTAGTACCCCTAACGGCACTGGCTGTAGATAGCACCTCGACAATCAATAGCAATTCTACAAGTACTTCGGAATCAACCGTTTCATACAAAGACCAACCCGTAGCCGGCGCTAAGGCACCTAATGTCTCTATTAATAATAGTGACGTATGTGTTACGGCAGTTGCAGGTGGAGCACAAACAAATGTACTGGGTATTAGCTTGGGTACAACCGTAGACGACTTAAACTGCCAACGTATAAAGCTCGCTAGAGAGCTGAGACAAGGTGGTATGAAAGTTGCCTCGGTTGCCCTGCTATGCCAGGACCCTCGGGTTTTTCAATCGATGATTATGTCAGGCACCCCGTGTCCTGCAAAAGGAAAAATCGGAAAAGAGGCCGCTGAGTTCTGGAATAAGTACCCAGAGTTACGCCCAGACTATGATGAGTATGTTAAGCAATTAGAAACTCTGATTAAAGCAGGTCACATAGAAGACCCACGTTTGGAGAAGAAAGATGAAGATTTACCTCCCTGCGGTCCTGTTAGGAACTATAACTTGGACCAGTGTAGTCGCTGAAACCACAGGTAATTTGGCTGATATACAGCAGCTACACCTACACACTGACTATACTTATGATGAGGTATCTCAGACAATCAATTTGGATACCGTGTTGCCTGAGGATTATCAGGTGACCGGTATCGATTGGTCTGTACTAATACATACGTACGATAACGCCGTTGGTTGCTATAGTAATTGTAATAATGATTATGTCTTGTACGCAATCAATGGTTACGATGCTGAGGGTAACCTCTTAGGCACTACAGGTCTTGATGGATACATCGATAACAATACAGGCTCTTGGGCATCCAGTGTGTACTCAGGAACCGTAGATACGCCCGAGGATTTACTCGGGTTATCTACTATTGAGATTGTTGAAGGTGGTCAGGATACAGGTTTTTGGGCCGGTAACTATGGCCCTATGTTCCACAATCAGGAACTGTACGTGACGTACGATATTGTCCCAAGTATAACGCCGGACGTTATAGCTGAGGTAGCACAAGAGACCTTAGATGTTATTGATTTAATACAACCAGATATTACAGCCCCTGCCATGCACAATGATGTTGTGCAAGCAGCTCCCGCTGTAGAGGAAGTTAGCGTTGAAGAAACTGAACCAGAGATGCAAGAAGAATTGGCAGAGACAGAAACTTCTACCGGAGAAGAATCCACATCCTCCGAAGAATCCTCTTCACAGGAATCAGTTGCCTCTAACGAGTCAGGAGGAAAGCCAAGCGTAGCTACACAAGCTTTACAAACGCTACAACTTGTACAGAGTATTGAACAAAAGAACACAATGCTCGCATCTGGGATGGGATTAGTCGGTGATTTTACTGCGTATGAAACAGTAAAGTTAACTGAAACTATTGCCCTACAGGATAATGAAGATTGGTATTCAGAGAATGATTTTTATGATGATTCTGAGTACACAGAAAATTTACAATTAAGCGATAAGCTAAATTTAAAGGAAACACAGTTTTACTATGGACGCACTTATCAATTTTATTAAAGAAGCTTTAGCCGGTAAAAAGATGTCGGCTGAGTGGATTGTGACCTTAGCAATCGCTATCGCAGGTATTGCTTGGGGCGGCACACTGGCCTATCAAAAGTATGAAGGTATGCAGAGTGCTATAGCAGAACTACAGGGTTCAGCCCATGAAAAAACAGAAGCATACGATGATGCTCCTATGAGTGCTCGTGTAACTACAAACAGTGCGGCTATCATTGCTGCAACAGAACGATTAAAAGCAGTAGAGGCGGGCTTGGAGAAGCTTTCTACTGTACGTGAAAAACTTGAGCGTATTGAAGCTGAAGTTAAGAACTTAGACAGAAACGTTGAGCGTGCGACAAGTAACGGGAATCCGTTGGCACTTTAGAGGGAAACATGAAGGTAAAAATTGTTGGGTTTGAGAAGAAATACTATAATGAAGCTGTAGGCTTAAAATTGAAAGAGGATGATAAGAAAGAAGTTGAAGCATCCTCAGGTGTACCATACACCCGTGTACTACAACGAATGGTAAATAAGTACTCAGATACTATGTACTTAATCTTGTACGAAGGTAAGGTGTCAGGAATCTTTGGTGCAGTACCTAGTGGTAAACCAGGTGAAGGCATTGGTTATCTTCTTACAGACGAAAAGATTAATGAGTACAAGTGGGATATGGCCCGATATTCAATTGAGGTATTTGTTCACTTACTCAAACAATTCCCTATTATCACTAACTACGTGAGTAGTGAGCATAAGGTATCAGTCCGATGGCTTAAACGATTTGGGGCTAGGTTTGACGGGAAAGCATACATATTGCATGACCCTGATGTACCTTTTTATAAATTTGAATTAAGGATGCAGGATTATGTGTGAACCGATAACGATGGCAGCGATTGCTGCTATTGGTACAGCCGCTCAAATCTCCGCTACCAATCAAGCGATGGAGCGGCAGCAAGCGGCTGAAGTTGAAAAACAAGGTATTATAAATAAACGCATTGAAGAAGAAAGTGCGGATATGAAACGCGAGACAGCCGCAGAGCTTACGCAGAAAGAGCGTGAGCAGATGCGGTATGTTGCAGCACAAAAAGTACAGATGGTTGAATCAGGTGCAGCCGGTGGCTCATCTATTCGTAACCTAGGTAACGTCTATATGCAGGGGAGCTTTGAGAAAGGCTCTATTATTGCTAAGGGCGAAGTTGATATGGCTGAACAAGGCCGTAAATCACAAGACCAATTCTTATCTACTAGAAGTAAGATTAATGAATTGGAAGCAAACAAGACTACCGGTTTGGCTGCGGCCTTACAAATTGGTGCTTCCGCTGCATCAGGTTATGCTGCGGGTGGTGGCTTTGAAGCCGGTTCTACGTTTAGTGGTAACGTAGATAAATTTAAGGGCACATGGGGCTTTGGGCCATAGGCTAAAAAATATAATTAGGAGTATCTGAGGATGCCAAGAGAACAAAGAGTTGCGTTGAACAAACCTGCGGTTGCCGAGACACCGCTAGGTGTTGTTTCGGAAAAGGGTGCTGTATCAGTCGGTAATGTTACCGTTGATAATAAAGCAGCAGGTTTAGGTGAACAGTTAGCGAGTGCCTTGAACGTAGGTATGAAAGCGGCTACTACATTTGCTGAAGGTAAGAACAAGCAAATGCGTGCTATGGATTCTATCCGTCAGCAGAGTAAGGGCCGTGCTTATGCTCGTACACGTTGGTCAGAGCTAGAAAAACAATTAGCTGATGAAGCTGTATACATTGAAGATGCTAACGGTAATCGTATAAACCAACACCGTAAGATTATTGAATTTGAATTAGAACGCATGAATGACCAGATGCGTGAACAGTCCGGTGAAATGCACCCTGAGTACTACAAAGCTGTAATCTCACACTTTGCTGATTACGGTGAAACTTACGCCGCTAAAAAAGACGGCGAACTCTTGGGTATGAAGCAAGAAGAGTTGCTAACAGAGATGGGGTACAACATTCAAGTTGACCGTGAATCTGGGTTAGGTGGTACTGAAATCATTGCTAAACTACAGCAATCACAATTATTTCCAACTAAGAAAGCAGCGGCGAAATTCCATTTTGAAACAAGTATTGCAGAAATTACAGAAAAAGCGCAGAGAGACCCTACTTACGACTACCAAGCTGACATTGATAGGTTACTTAATGTATCTAGTCCAGACGGGGTTGTAGATTATAAAAAGGACCCAGAGCTAGGTAAGCTTATTGATGGTCTTGAAAGTAATATTAAGACCTTACGTTCAGCTCAGTACACAGCATCTAAGAATGCAATTACTAAAGGACGCGAAGAGGCTAAGCGTGGCTTGACTGAGTACTTTGTTACAAATGACCCTGTTGGTGCTATGAAGCATTTACAAGCTAATCGTAGGTTCTTTGAACTGAAAGATTACAAAGATACTGAGGAGCTTATTAAGGGTATGGGTACCCGTGTATTTGCTCAAGGTATTAGCGACACAGATGCTTACCTACAACTTAGCCGTGATATCCAGATGGGTAAATTTAATCAAGCTAACTTAGAAGCTAATGCTCATTTACTAACAGAAGATGATTATAAAAAATTAGTACAGTCTAAGATTGACTTTGATAAAGGTATGGCTACTGGTGCCGCTAAGGATGCTAATGCTCGCTTTAATAAGCTCTTATCTTCAGGCCAAGGCGAAGCCTCTGGTGTAAGTGCCTTTGATTTTGATAAATCTCAAATTGGTGCTCGTAAGAAGAACTACTACACTCAAGAAATCATGGCACGCCAAGAAGCATTTGTTAATGAGAACGGTTGGGCTGCTTTGACTGTATCCCAAGTTAACGCTTGGAATGATGAAATCATGAAGCAGATTAACGGTATGAACTTTGAGGATGTAACTCCTGTTGGTCAACCTGCGACTACGGAAGAGCCTAATCCTGAACAACTACCTACTACTCCGGAAGTAACACCTCCGGCTGCAAAACCCGCTCCTAAAATTAGCTTTGAGGATTTTGTTAAGAAAGCTACGGTTATTGCTGATAAATTTGTAGAAAGAGGGCATAGTTATGAGGACTTTGTACAAGCATTGGCTAGGGACACAGCCACTGACCCTGCTAGTATACGCTCTAATTTCCCTGAGTCTTCTTACAACAAACTTAAAGGAAAGTAATATGCGTAACTTAGGAGATGGTACTCGTGAAAACCCATGGACGGGTTCCGCTGTATGGCGTAACTCTTTAAAAGGTAAGGCTGCGGTTAAGGAAGTTGAGGAGCGTTACAATGTAAAGCTATCAGCGCCTCAGAAACGTATTGTAGAACTAGAAGGTTTTGTACCAGGTTTTTACATGGATGACGCAAAGGAACCTGTATTGACTTATGGTGTAGGCCAGACAGGTGAGTACATTAACTCAGGTTTTGTTGCGGCGTACGAAGAGCACCAAATGCGTGCAGAAAAAACCTTTGGTCCGTTATCACAATTCTCAGAGAAACTACAAGGTGAGTTGATGTCCTTAGTATATCGTGGCGACTTTAAACCAGGTTATAACTGGGTACGTCAATTTAATGAAGGCCGATTTGAAGATGCAGCAGATACACTGCTTATTCATCGTGAGTACATGGACCGTAAGAAAGCAAACCCTGATGATGGTGTAGTTAAACGTTTGGATGCTGCAAGTCAGGCTATCCGTGAAGCGGGTAAGGATGTATTCAAAAGCTCTGGTGTTAATTTAGCAGGAGGAACTGATGGCTATTGATACTGATGATATTTATGCAGAAGTCGGTATTGTTCCTCCTAAGGAGCAAGAGTTAGAAACAAATAGTATCTATGCGGAAGTTGGTATAGAACTACAAGAACCCGTAGGTAAAGCTGCTACCGCAGAGAAAACCGAAACAAAACCTTGGTACTTAGATGCAGAAGGTCAGGTTGACCTTAGTAAGTATGACCCTACACAGGAAAAGAAGAAGACTGTAGATACTGAGACTCCTGAAATGGATGACCAATCGATGTCTGACCCTGAGTACTTTGATACAGGTGCTGTACGTGAAGCTTCTAAAGGTCTTGTGTACGAAGAGCAGGTTAATAACGTTGAGTTAATCGAGGCACTTAAGCGCCGCTTTGGTGATAACTACGATAATGAGGAGCTTGTTGAAAAATGGGCTGCTGAGCAACACTGGATTAACTATAACTTACCACAGTTGACCTATGACGCTGCCACAATTAGCAGCTTGACAGCTCAAGAGAAGACAGATTATCTCTTGATGATGACTACATGGGATAAAGTGGATGCCTTTGGTGATGGCTCACAGTCTTTCTGGGACCAATTGATTGAGATTGGTAAAAGTTTGGCTGCTGACCCTACAACATACGTAGGCTTAGGTACCTTAGGTATTGGTTTAGCCGGTAAAGCCGGTGGTAAAGCTGTAACTAAGGAGTCCTTAAAGGCTTACTTACGTGATTCTGTGAAAGCTAAGGTTGGTTTGGCAATGGTTGAGGGTGGTGCATACACCGCCGCAGACGATGTTGCGAGACAAACTATTGAGCAAGTAGGTTCAGGTAAAGCACGGGACTTCTCAGAGGTTGATATTGATGAAACCCGTACTGCCGTAGCTACAGGTGTGGGTGCTGTGACAGCCGGTGGTGTTACTTATGGTGCAGATAAATTGCTCCGTAAGACAACCCCGACTACAGATGCCTCTAAGACGCAACAGGATGCCCTTGACACGGCTCCAGAGCCTAAGGTAACCGAGGATACCCCTGTCGCTCAAGAAACGCTTGATGCCCCTGCTACGAAGCCTGAGGCCGTAGAACCAGAGGTACCTACAGGTGAGGCTCCCGCAGGTGTACAGGCAGCCGCAGGACGAGAAGTAGTTGAGCAAGATTTTGATGAGCTACCTAAGCCATTAAAAGGTGCTAGACCTACGTACAAGAAATTCCAGGTTAAGTGGGCTAACGACTTACAGAAAGCTGTATATATTGCTAGCAATCGTAAGAACCCATCTAAGCGTCAGCCAGAGTACATGAAGTTTGCTGAAGAGCAACTTGGTATGTCTGCTGAGGAAATCTACAAGCTTGGTGACGCTATGCGGGCCAAGATGGAAAACGATTGGGCTAAGCAACCTGATAAAACAGGTGGTACCTTAGAACCTAAGTTTGATTTTTTCCCTGAAAAGAAAATTGTAGATAAACCTGTAGATACTCCAGAGCCTAAGGTTGAGGGTGAAACACCACCAGAACCTGAGTTAACAAAACCTCTGACTAAAGAAGAGGAAGAGAAGGCTCAAGCTATTGTTGATGGCGATAAGAAGCCTGAGAGTACACTTAATCGTGACCGCAATCAGTCTAATTTGACTGAGGAAGAGTTGGACCGTATCGAAGCAGAGCTACGTGAGGACCCAACGGTACAAGGTAATGATGTTACCTTTAGTCGTGCTCGTAAGAAGGTTGTTGAAGTAACTAAGGATGAAAAACTACTTGGTAAGTTCCTTGATGATGTAGTCACAGCGACTACCGGTTTGACTGAGAACATGGTTGCAGTACGTATGCTGCTATCATCAGTACAAAACCGTATTGCGTCTAAATGGAATTCTAAGATGACTCCCAAGGAGCGTATGGAGGTTTTCTTTGAGAACCCTCAGTACTTCCGAGTCCTAGAGACATTGACTAAGTTAGCTCAACGACAAGCTCAAGAAGCGGGCCGTGCGCTACAAGCTCATAGTATCGAAGTAAATCTCTTGGGTGATATTGTTGATAGACTTACTGCTAAGAACAAGAAAGTCCGTGAGTTAGCTAAGGATGCTGACAAAGCAGGTCTTGAAGGTGCAGAGCGTTTGGAGTTTATCAAGTCAGCGTTCACTGATAAGGAATGGAAGCAATTAGAAAAGACTATGGAAGAGCTTGTGTCTCAGAACGAAGCTTATCGTAAGTCTTTGCATAACCCATTACCTGCGTTTGAGAGAGATGAGAATATCTTTACGAAGTTCTCTCGTGTCGTTGCAGAAATCTGGACCTCAGCTAACTTGTTTAACACAGGTACCCAGATTGGTGCCATGGTTGGTACAGGCTTAAAACGTTTCACTATGAAAGGTGAATCGTATATGCAGTACATCATTGGTAAAGGTGCAGTGCTCTTTGGCGGTGACCCTAAGGCTCACCTACGTTGGCGACAAGTGCAGGAGCTGAACACAGCTAACTGGGCACAGACACACGAAACTTGGAAGATGGTAACTCGTCTGTTTACTGACCGTACAGGTGAAGGTGTTGAAGCTCAGATTCAAAGAGAATCCTTGGATGGTTGGACTACAAAGTGGGATAACCAACAGACTAAGGGTGCGATTAACTCTGATTACCTAGGTTTCCAAGACCCTAATACACTATTTAAGTCCCTCGCTAACAAATTAATTGATGGAACTGGTGTATTTACTCGTGGTTCGTTCACAGCGTTAACGTTGATGGACGATATGATGAAGCGTGTGTACTATCGCCCGTTTATTCGTATGAAAGCTGCGGGCCTTGGGTTAGATAAAGGCTTATCGGGTAAAGATTTGGATTTGTTTATTAATAAGTACGATGAAGCTTATACTTTATTCTATCAAAAGAAAGGAAAACGTGAGAATACCAAGCGTATTGTCATGGCCCGTGAGATGGAAGAGTTTAAGAAAAACAATCCTGATGCTGATGACGTAGCTCTCTTAGAAGCTGAAGTAAAAGCTAATGAGAAAGCTGAAGCTGAGATTGCATTTACTAAGGAAGAACGGGAACTCTTAGACGAAGTAGGTATTGATGACAAGCTTCACAATGAAGCATTGGAATATCTACGTGAGATGTTGTTCCAAACTGAGTTGGATGGTCCAATTTCTGACTTGGCTAAGAGTTTACGTGACGTACATCCGCTTATGCAGACCCAGTTACCGTACCTAAAGACTGTAATGAACATGACTAAGGATACCTTTAGACGTATTCCTGGTATGAACCTTGCGTTACGTGAGGTACGTGCAGACTTAGCTGCGGGCGGCGCTGCTCGTGATAAGCGAATCGCTGAGATGATGATGGGTATGGCATGGATGTCTAGTGGTTATCTTCTATTTAAGGAAGGTTATATCACACCTAGTACTGACCCAAGCCAATATGGGGTTGAAGATACAACAAACCTAAAGGGTAGTAGTATCAATGTACCTGGTTTAGGCTCAATTCCGTTAAACCGTATTGAACCTATAGGCTCATTCTTCCGATTGACCGCAGATTATGCGGAGATTCATGATGAATACACACGAATTGAGGCGTTAATTCAGGCTTCTACAGCCAACCCAGACTCTCAAGCTGATTTGGAAGAGTTACAAAAGCTGAAAGATGAGTGGATGGTATCCTTTGTTACAGCTACAAGCAAAGTGTTTGCTGAGAAATCAGGAGCAGAATCTATCAGAAAGCTTATGCAAATGATGGAAAATCCTGGTAGTGATAGTGCTCAGCAGTACTTTAACCAATTAGCCTCAGGTGTTGTACCGGCTCGTTCAGGTATTCAGCAAGTAATGCAGGGTGATGTGATGTACGAAGCTAAGTCTTTTGCAGAGCATTTCCGTAAACAGCTAGGTATCCAGAGTGAAAAGTACGGTGACCGAGAGAAAATTGATTTATTTGGGTTACCGAACGTTGAGGTTACCCGTAACGCTGTTAATTGGAGAACAAGTAACCCTGATGTGAAGGATGCTGTAGAAAAAGAGATATGGACACTTAAACCTAACCTTAAAATGCCTGATAATGTAGTTACATTACCAAATGGAGTACGCATTGATTTGGATTACAAGGAGCATTATGAGATACGTAAGCTTCTTGCGGACCCTAAGATTGATGCTAAAGGTAAGATTCAGGAGCTTATGAATGACCCACGTTACAAGAAGTTACCAGATGGTATCGCTAGTAAGAGTGAGGTTGGTCCATGGGTTAGTAAGACAGCCGCTATTGAAAATGTCTACCGCACAGCTAAAAAAGCAGCTAAGGCATTGTATATCAGCCGTAATAAGGAATTCTTGAAAGAGAAGTACAAAGGTCAGATTGAAAATATGCGACTTATTAACGAATCTCGTAGCCGTACAGAACGTACTAATATCTTTGAGCAATTTGCACAATAGGAGTAAACATGAAAGCAGACATTGAGGTCCTCAACGGACTTCACGACAAAATGGCTGCTTACTTTACCGAACTACTTACTGGGGGTGACAGACTCGCCCCCGGTGAGTTATCGGCTATCTTAAAGTTCCTTAAGGACAATGAGATTACAGCCGATATCGTGGAAAGTAAGCCAATGGCTAACTTAATTCAAAATTTCATGGAACAAGAAGAATCCTTAATGGATGAGTTCCAACATTAGGAGGTCCTATGGGTTTTCTATTAGAAATCGCACCGTTACTTGGCGGTTGGCTCATGAAAATGATTGCCATAAATCAGGAAAACAAGAGCCTAGAGCAACGGCGCATGATAGAGGCATTATCTGCGAGGAGCGGTGAGATTCAGAAAGCCCGTGAAGCGGCAGCCGCAGAATCTCCTATGGCAGCATGGAATCGTAGAGTACTAATCTTTACTATTCTATTTTTAATCGTATTATACGTAGCATTCCCGCTAGTATTCCCTGATATTCCTACAGCAGTACCCGTAGTAACCGAGGGTTTATCCTTCTTAGGCTTCCAGATTACCCCTGATGAGGTACATTATGAGCTAGTTGAGGGTATTGTTAAGTATGATGAGGTATTTGCGTGGGCTAGTATGATTGTAGAATTCTACTTTGGCGCACAATTAGCGAAGGGTAAATCATGAAACCAGTGATTATTGTTTGGGAAGATATTGAATCTCATGTTGGTTGGAGCGAGGAGAGTCTTGATGTAGACCCTCCTAAGTTTGAAACCATCGGTTATTTGATGAAAACTACGAAAAAGAAGGTGACTATTTGTGATACATTGCCGGGTACAGGTACTGTAACGGTATTCCCTAAGGGATGTATCATCGATATTATTGATTTATGAAGGATATAAAAAAGTTAGTCAATAGTTTTCCCGACTATGTAGACTACATTTGGGGATGTATCGGGCTACCCGCTGCAACTCCAATACAGAGGGATATTTCCAATACACTACAACAAGGCCACAGACGACTACTGATTGAGGCTTTTCGTGGTGTCGGTAAGACATATTTGACAGGTGCGTACGCAACATGGAGGCTCCTGAGGAACCCTAATGAGAAAGTACTCATTATATCGGCCTCAGGACCCCATGCGGCGGCTATCAGCACGTTTATTCACAAGCTCCTAGGGGAAGTACCCCTGTTGGAGCATTTACGCCCTAGAACGGACCAGAGAAGCTCTGTGATGGCCTTCGATGTGAACGGGTGTAAGGCTACAGTACAACCCTCGGTAAAATGCCTGGGTATTAACAGCCAATTGCAGGGTAACCGAGCTAGTATCTTGATTGCCGATGACGTAGAGACCAGTATTAACAGTGCTACGGAGGTCATGCGAGCTAAGATACTACAACAGATTAATGAATTTGATTCTATCCTACAAACTAATAGTGATGCAAGTATAATCGGGCTAGGTACACCCCAGACGGGTGACAGTGTGTACAATAGGTTTCTTGAGAAGGGTTTTGTGGTCCGTATATGGCCCTCCAGAATCCCTGAGAAGCCTGAAATGTACGAAGGTAAGTTAGCCCCTTACATAGACAATAAAATCGCCTTAGGGGAGCCTACAGGGACTCCTACGGACACTAGATTCTCCCATGAGGATTTACTTGAACGTGAGGCATCCGTAGGACGTACATATTTCCGATTGCAGTATCAATTGGATACTACATTATCTGATGCGGATAAGTACCCGCTGAAACAGAGTGATATGATTATTATGGATGTTCCCATGGAGAAGGGACCAATCGGGCTATCCTACAGCGGAGCTAGGGATACAATTATATCAGAAATACCCAATATCGGGTTCACTGGGGATGCCTTTCATGGCCCTCAGTACGTAGACAAGGAATTTACGAAGTATCAGTACAGTATTATGTCGATTGACCCCTCAGGACGGGGTAGCGATGAAATGGGTTACGCTATAATAAAATATCTACATGGAAAGATATACATCATGGCCTGTGGGGGCCTACAGGGTGGGTACAATGAAGATAATCTCTTTAAGTTAGCTACCTTAGCTAAGCAATATCAGGTAAATACCATGTTCATCGAGAGTAACTTTGGTGATGGTATGTTTGACCAGTTATTACGCCCAGTACTTAAGAAGGTGTACCCCGTGAGTATCGAGGAAGTCCGGAGTAGTAAACAGAAGGAACTGAGGATTATTGATACAATTGAACCATTATTAAATCAACATAAATTAGTATTTGATAGGTCCCTTGTTAAAGGGGATATTCAGGAGGCCCTTAGTGACCCCATGAAGATGCCGTACAGCCTCATGTACCAGATAACTCATATTACGAGGACCAGAGGGTGCCTAAGGCATGATGACCGCTTAGATGCGCTAGCAATAGCCCTAGCAGCCGTTGTTGAAACCATAGGTATCGATGAGGATGAAGCTAAGAAAGAATGGAAAGAAGAACAATTACAAGAAGAGCTTGATAGGTTCATAGGAGATGTACAGAATCCCCAGTGGGTACGGGGGTTAAAAAAGGTTGCCCTATAGGGGCCAGGGAGAGGCTAAGGTATACTTAGGGTATACTAAGGTTCTGATTAATATGCCTGTGGATAACTTAGGGATTCTTAGGTTATCCATGGGTACTTTCAAAAAATACCACAAAAATCCAGAAGGGTAACGTTAAGTGCAGAAATCAAAATTCCCCCATGACCTTTAAAATACCGCGAGACACCAAGGCTTACCAAGGAAAACCAAGGTAAACCAAGGGGCCCGCAAAGCTTTGATGGGGTGCCCTTAGGATTCACAGGTAAGCTAATGGATAGCCTAGGGATGCAAACAGCACCAGCAAATTTTTCCTTAGGTACACCAAGCAACACCAAGGGCATACCAAGGGATACAAAAGGCAGCACCGGCAGCACGTACCAAGGGACACCAAGGGACCTGATTTTTATGATTATCATCATTAGTAAAAATGCACCAATACCGTGCAAATCCTAAAAGTATGCACCAAAATAAACATCAATAAAAACAACAGCTTAGCCTGGTATCCCTGAAAAATCCTAATAAAAACAAGAACATACCTGGCGCACCAAGATAGTGCAAAGTGTGTCGAATTATGTAACCTCAAAATCCATAAGTACTTGATTTATAAGCAATCACAAACTTGGCACGGTACCTGCAAGGTATAAACCACGATTAACCGAAACGAGATTAAATAATATGAAAACACTTACCATCACTTGCAAAGATTGGCGCAACAAGGAAGCGGAGTACACTTACGAAGAGTACAAAACGAAATGGCAGCACGGCACAATTAACGATTTGCGACAGCTTGCCATGTGGAATGGTGACGAAAAAGCCGTTGAGGAGCTGCAAGCAATGCAAGCGGCACTCGATGATTTACGGGAATATCTTGTTAGTAAGGATTTTATGAAAACATACAAGCGACAAAACCCAAACGATGATTTTTTTAGTCGTGATACCTTGGACCTTTTGAACAAATTAGCGGAGGAGTTTTAATAATGAATATTAAACAAGCGGAATTAATTGTGGGCGGCTTATCTCAGACTAGCAAAATGCCTACCATGTCAATCAGCCTACCGGCTACACTTTGCAAAACCGGTAGCAAGCTGCGCCAAGTAGAAGGCAGCGTATGTAGTAAGTGCTACGCTTGCAAAGGCGCGTACACTTGGAAAAGTACCGAGACAGCACTTAAGCGCCGTTACGATGCGCTCGGCGGTGCTCAATGGGTTGAAGCCATGGTGGCGCTAATGAATAATAAAAAGCGCATAGTTAAATCGGGTTTGTTCCGGTGGCACGATAGCGGCGATTTGCAAAGCCTAGAGCACTTAGAAGCGATTGTGTCAGTAGTGCAGCAAACGCCACAAATTCGCCATTGGTTACCTACTAAGGAAAAGGCGCTTATTTCTGAGTACTTGCGGAAAAACGGCGCATTCCCAGAAAATATGATTGTACGCGTTTCGGGTGCAATGATTGACGGCGCAGCGCCTAAGGTATCCGTTCAAACTAGCACCGTAACAAGCGACAAAAACGCTGCTACTTGTCGCGCCTTTGAGAATAACGGCGAGTGCGGCGAGTGCCGCCAATGTTGGGATAAAACCGTGCAAAATGTTGTTTACTTAGCGCACTAATGGAGGGTAGAAAAATGACCTTGGAAGATATTTTGTTTGAACGTTACGCCAAGCTTGTAGCCGCAAGCGTACGCGCAGGACTGCCATATCCTACGTGGCAGGAATATTTAAAAGAATGGAGCACTGACAATGATTAATTCGCACGTAGTAAGTTTATATGATTATACCGGCGTAACAGTAACGCCATGGGCTGAGGCGGGTTATCAATGCTACTGCTACGATATCCAACACCCTGAGCACGGCGAAACGGTGCGCTTTGATTCAGGCGGCGCTATCCATAAACTACGCTTAGACCTGCACGCTAAGGATTCCGCAGGGCACCATGCTTTCGTGCAGGAATTGTACAAGCGCCATGTTGATAAAACGCATATTATGTTCGCTTTTCCTGTTTGCACTGATTTGGCGGTATCAGGCGCAGCGCATTTTAAGCGCAAGGCGCAGCTAAACCCTGAATTCCAAAACGAGGCGGCGGGGCACGCTATGGCTTGCGCTTGGCTTGGTGATTTATTGGAAGTGCCATATTTTATTGAAAACCCTGTTTCAGTACTTAGCACGCTATGGCGAAAGCCTGATTTCTCTTTTCATCCGTACGAGTACGGGGGCTATATCAGCGAGCACGAAGCGCTACACCCGCTTTATCCGGATTACATAGCGCCAAGGGATGCCTACAGCAAAAAAACGTGCCTATGGACCGGAGGCGGCTTTGTGATGCCTGATAAAATACCGGTACAGTGCGAAAGCTTTGGCAGTAGCACGCAGCACCGCAAATTAGGTGGGAAAAGTATGAAAACAAAAAACATTCGCAGCGCTACGCCCCGAGGTTTTGCTAATGCCGTTTTTGAAGCGAACGAGTTGTTAGATTTAGATTATGATTACGCCGAGGTTTGCCGAAACGGTAAGCCGGTTGCGGAGTGCAATTGTTGCTAATTTTTTGTTGTAGGGTATACCCTGGTTCTATATTAGGAGATTCTAATGTCTGTTTTTACTGTTGGTATTGATTTTGAAGTACTGCGCCTTGAGATTGAAGCGAGCACGCCGGAAGAGGCACGCGAAAAGGCACTTAAATTAATTAAAAATAACCCGTTTTATCAATCGCCAGATTATTGGGTTGGTTATGTCGATGATTCCGAAGGGCAGGAGCTTTTATAATGAACGAAAACGCTTTGTATTTATTCGCTGATATTCCGAACGATGCCGAGGGGCAAGCTTTTATACGCTCGCTTAGAAAGTACCGAAACCCACGGTATAAAATGCGCGTACGTGGGCAGGGTTTAAACGCTGAAGGGCACGCCCTTGGTTGGCGCAAGTTTACGTACGGTGCGCCCTTAAAATATAGTGCTCGCTTGCGTGTTTATATGGAGGACACCCAGAAATGAAAGCTAAGCGCTATTTTGTGCTCGATTCAGCCGGATTGCTGCACGCCCTTGGTTATTGCGACACGTGGCACGATGCCTACGAGGCGGCGCATAACGTGGACACACAAAACGACATTTTAGCGGTGTTTGATGAAACAGACGCTCGCGACATTTATCAACGAATAGAGGGTTACCTATATGCTTAAAATTAATTCAGAGACTGTATGCGATGCGGTGGCGTACGATTGGGAAGTAATGCACGATATTCTCGGCGATGTTCGCGAGGGTACCTTGGATTACTCAGTGTTTAATGAGTGCCGCAAGCGCCTATGCGATAAATTAGCAGGTATGAGCGCCTTATTGGGGCACACCGAAGATAGCGCCAATGTGGACGAGGTTATCGATGATATTCGTACGCTCGCTTGGTTGGCTTGGGAGATTGCATAATGTACTACTTAACCCTGATTGCAACGAATCAGCGTATCGTTAAATCTGAGCGCCGTGAGCACGTAGAGAAACTCTTACAAAGCTTAGCGGAAAAAACCGATTGGAAAATTGAATATGAAAGCATTTAAAACTTTTTACCTGTTAAAAAACCGGTACAATAATCACTTGTATGTATCTACGGGAAAAACCTGGTATGCCTAAAAACGATGATTGGCGAGCGCCTCGCCCAGTGTATGAAGATGACCGGTTGGAGTCGGTTGATAGACTAGTTAAACAATATCGCAATATGTGGCAGGATGCCGATTTTGACGATAGACTTGATGATGCTGCACGTTATGAAACGTTGTATCGCTACTACAAAAAACAATTGGAAGAGGGAAATAACTATGCGCCAAAATTCTAAAATTGATAAACGTTTTAAATTAACCGATAGTGACAGGGAGTTAATTATACAATTGAACGAAGAACGCCGCCGGTTACAGGCTGAGCTAAAGAAGGTACAAATTGGAGCTATCGCGAAAACGTTTGAAGTCACCACGCAAACTATTTATGAAGTATTGGGAGGTCATGATGATAAAGTCAGAACAGCCAAGTAAAGATTGGGACGTACCACAGGCGCTTAAGGATATTGGTATCACTAAGCAAATGATTATTGATTGTTGGACAGGCTATGCCGAAGGAAAAGATATATGGGGTTCAAGCGATTCAAAGGGAGGCGAAGAATGCGCGAAGGTGTGACCTTTGGAAAAATCCATGATGAGCTGTATTTGGTGCAGCGTTATGGTGAAACCGTGGGCGAGGTGTATCGTCCAATGGGTACCGCCTTTTGGTTAATCCGTTGTAATAAAGAAAATAGCAAACTAAAATACCAAAACCTGGTTGATGCCAAGCGTGCCTGTATTGATATGCTGACACGTGATGAAATCGGGCTTGATTACTTTGAAGGATGTTAATTATGAAAATCTTATCTACAATCTTGCGTAAAACTGTACGCTTAAACAAAACACGCCGTGCCTTTGATTTTATGGGTAGAGGCTATATTCTCGCCGTACGCTCGACTAAGAGCCGAGGCTATGGGATAACACCCGCAGCCGGAGTTAAGCCCTCTAGGGAGTTTACAGCGATTCACATGGGGTATATCACCCTTTACCGCTCAGTAATGAAGCACACACTAAAGGAGAATTTCTAATGAAAGAATTTAGAAACGAATTGACCCTCTTTAAGGAGGATTTTATCGATGCTGACACTTGGTTGGAGGTATGCAATCAAGCAGGGTTTGATGAGGATGATGCCCTTGGTAAAAATACCCTGAAAGTCGTTTGGTCTATCTCATCAATCGCTGATTGGCAGGACGAATAAATTAATTGTTGCCCTATAGCGGGAAAGAAAAGGAAAGGGAAGCTTAGGGTATACTTAGGTATACCTTAGGTACCCTTAAGGAGATGATTTTTATTATGTACAACACAGATAATTTCTTAGAGCAGCCTGAGCAGTTACAGGACTTAATCTTGGAGCAAGCATTCATGGAGCAAAAGTTCCTAGAGGATGCAACAAACAAATATGAGAATAGTATTAACCGTATGCTCCAGGCGGGGTTATTCGCTAATACTACTGAGGGTGCCGTGCTACAGAAAATGTCTGTGGAAGCAGTCGCAGAACAAATATCATCATATTTTTCTAGCTCAGTCCGTGGGCAGGGTGCTATATTCCGTGATTACCTCAAGAATAACTTTGAGGGCCGTGAGGAAATTCTTGCATTTACTGTACTTGAATTCCTGATTAACGCTGTTTCCGTACGTACCGCAAAGGTACCGGCGTTAGCTCTAGCGGTTACCAGTAAGGTCCTAGACTTACTTTCTGTTGAGCAATTCCAGAAGAACGAGCCTAAGTTTTATTCTTATCTTGAATATGAATATAAGAGCCGTGGTATTGGGTACATCAATTCCCGTAAGAAAAAGTTAGCTAATATGACAGGTAATATCATTGACCCTGTACAGGAAGGTAAGGAAGCATCCTTTAAGGCTAACATTGGTGCCCGATTGATTGATTGTGTACTTAGCAGTGGCTGTAATCTATTCGAGGCTAGAATTCAGTATGTTAACGGTAAATCCGAGAGGGTACTAACGTTAACCGAGGATTCCCTAAAGGTCATTGGGCGAGTAAAGGATAGAAATGTATTATTTTCTGTTACCTATAAGCCCTTGATTGCTCCACCGCTACCATGGACTACGTTGTGGGATAACGGAGGTTATTATTGTAATAATAATCAAACATTCATCCGTAACAGCAAATCCTGTAAGTATGTTGATGCTAATTATGAGCCTAAGCAATTAGAGCGGGTATTTGATGTTATTAATCACATTCAAAATACAAGATGGAAAATAAATACATTCATCTTGGACGTTGTTAATGAGATTATCGGCGGCAGCCTGGTGGACCCTAATACGCCTAGCAGTAACCCAAAGTTTTACGCAGGGTTACCGTACATGGATACATTGAACGTGTATGACATGGTGCGTAGGGAAGATTATGGTCCCTTGGATGACCGAGGTATGCACATTAATCGTGAAGATTATAAAAACTGGTACAGGGATAAAGAGGTACAGCTAAAGAAGCTTGAGGCCATCCGCAGTAAACGAATCATGTTCACTCTGGCCCACAACATAGCTACTGAGTACAAGGATAGAGAAGCGATGTACTTCACGTACAACACGGACTTCCGTGGACGCTTATACCCTATTCAGCAAATCCTGAATCCTCAGTCTACCGGTGCAGTCAAGTCATTCTTAACGTTCGCTGATGAGGAACACCTGACTGACCAAGGTGTATACTGGTTGTATATACATACTGCCAATACCTATGGTTTAGACAAGGAATCCTACGAGGCACGCCGAGCATGGGTACTGGAAAACTATGAGCAAATCCTAGAGAACGCTAGAAACCCGATTGAGAACATTGAGGTATGGAATCAGGCTGATGAACCCTTGATGTACTTAGCGGCTTGTAAGGCTATCTTGGACCATTCCAAGGGCAAACCTGTGGGCCTCCCAATTAGTCTGGACGCTACGTGCTCAGGCTTGCAGCTATACAGTGGCTTGCTAAAGGACTTGGACGGTGCAAAGGCAGTTAATGTCATTGATAAAACCGAGCACGGTAAACTTGAACGCCCTGCTGATGTATATACTGATGTTGCGAACAAGGTAACTGAGTATCTACAGAACGGTGATTACCCATCACAATTTACATTTACTACACGTGATGGTGAGTTTAAATCTGTATCGACAGAACAAGAGGCTAAGGACCTTCTCGGGAACGTCACCAGGAAACTCACTAAGCGCAACGTAATGACGGTCCCATACTCAGTAACCAAGCGGGGTATGTTTGACCAAATCAGAGAATTGCTCGATGAAATGGAAGATAACGAGGAAGTATTCTGGGAGGGTGATAAATGGGTTGTTGCAAAACTACTTGTGGAGCTAAACGCTCGGGCCATCAACGAGATTGTACGAGGTGCAAGTGAGGGGCAAGAATTTGTGAAGCACGTGGTTAAGGAGTTTTACTCAGAGCAAGCAGATTACCCGCTTATCTGGGAAACACCGTTTTTCAATTTCCCTGTTGTACAGTGGAAGACGAAGAAAAAGAAAAGGAAGGTTAACTCAGTCTTTGGGTACCTTACCTTGCAGACTCCGACTAATAAGATTAATAAGCAACAGCAAAGCAATGGGATAGCTCCAAATCTAATCCATAGCCTAGACGCTACGCTTATGTACCTTACAGTCGAGAAGATGCGAGCATTAGGCGGTAAGTCTTTCATGCTTATTCACGATTCCTTTGGGGTACCACCGAATGATGTGGAGAATCTCAATAGCAGCGTGCGTGAGTCGTTTGTCGAGCTGTTTAAGACTAATCCATTGGACCATTGGGTACGTCAAATCTCACCTGAGTATGTCGAGGGTGCTGAGGATGTCATGCTTAATACCATGGACTTAGATGATATATTGTCTAGTACATATATCTTTTCATAAAGGTTGCCCTATAGCAGCGAAACGCTAGGAATTAGGAAATGGAAAATAAATTAGAGGAGATTCTTGTACTGATGAACGCCCACATCAATGAGATGGAGGACGAGATTCGGGACAAGAAAAAACAGCTCACAGCTAAGCAGTTGTACATAACCGCTTGCTTGAAACAGCTAGACCTGGAAACCAAGATTCTCTCGCTAGAGTGGGATTTAGAGCTTCCTAGTCTCATGGAAGAACAGGCTGCTACAGAGCTATGGAAGAAGAGTCATGAGGAATACGTAAAAATCATGGACTCAATTTTTAATACAAAATGTGAGGGAAAAAATGGCGAATAAAGTCATCCAAGCGACTAAGGGCAAATCCTTAGTAACACCTAAGGGCAGTGCGATGTGGGTCAAGATACTTGAACCCGACTTTACGTACGACACCAAGGGTAAGTACGAGGCACAGATTGTCTGTGACCCGAATGATGAATCCGTGCAGAAATTTGTTGCGACACTAGAGAAACTGAACGCAGCAGGTTTAGAGGAAGCACGTGAGAATCTCAAACCACCTAAGGATAAATCAGTAGTAGCACGCGAAGTAGTGCAGCCTGAGATTGATAAGGAAGGTAATGAGACAGGCATGGTTGTCATCAAAGCCAAGGCACCCGCAGAGGATTACGAAGGTAACAAGGTTACTATCCCTGTGTACGATGTTAAGGGCCGTAAAGAAGAGGGCTTTAATAAGCTTATCGGCAATGGTTCGACAATCAAGATGGAGGTATGGGCATTCCCGTACCACATGGCAAACGGTAATACCGTAGGCGTTTCACTGCGACTCAAGAAGGTTCAAGTAATTGACCTGCTAGAGTATGGTGGTAACGATGGGTTTACCGATGAATCTGGTGAAGAAGGTTTCGGCGATACCGATGAGACCTTTGCGGCCACTGGTACAGACTTCTAAGGAGAATAGTATGGGTGATGGTGTATTTGTTAAGCACGTGCCTTGTGACGCTTGTGGTTCATCTGATGCAGGTGGGCTGTATTCTGATGGCAATGTACACTGTCACTCATGCGGTACCACAGTGTTTGCCGATAGCGAAGATAAAGTAGAGGTAGTTAAGATGCCAAGCAGTTTGCTAAGCGGCGAGTACTTGCCATTAAAGGCACGTAAAATTTCAGAGAATACTTGTCGTAAGTACAATTACCAGGTTGGTACTGATACTTATGGCACAGCCGTTCAGATTGCTAATTATTATGATGAGAACAAGAAGCTTGTTGGTCAGAAAATTAGAAAGCCGAACAAAGAATTTAGTTTTAGAGGGGACAGCAAAGTTGGCCTGTATGGTCAACACCTGTTTGCAAAGGGAGGACGACAGGTAATTATTACAGAGGGTGAGGTTGACACTCTATCTGTAGCCGAAGCGTTTAACTGCAAGTGGCCCGTAGTTAGTCTGATTAATGGCGCTAACAGCGCATACAAGAACATCAAGGCTAACTTAGATTGGGTACTCTCATTTGAATCAGTGGTGCTCTGGTTCGATGATGACGAGGCGGGCCACAAGGCAGTTGAATCAGTTGCTTCATTGTTCAAACCAGGTCAGGTCAAATCTGTAGCTACTACAGGTTATAAAGATGCAAATGAATTGCTAGTTGCTAAAGGACCTGCTGCTGTTGTCTCTGCCTCTTACAATGCTGAGCAAATCCGTATTGATGGTATTGTCAATGCCAAGGATATGTGGGAAGAGCTTAGTACTAACGAAGTCTTTGAGACGTACACATACCCGTTTGAAAAATTGCAAAAAAAATTACATGGCCTTCGTAAGGGAGAGCTTGTAACTTTCACCGCAGGTTCAGGCGTTGGTAAAAGTACGATTGTTAAGGAAATCGCTTATCACTTGTTAACCAAGGAAGAAAAGAAGATTGGTTACATAGCACTTGAAGAAAGTAATAAGCGTAGTGCCTTAGGCTTCATGGGTATGTACCTCAACAAACCCTTGTTCTTTGAGTACGACAAAGTACCTATAGAGCAGAGAAAAGAAGCGTTCGATAACACACTAGCATCCGGTAGGATGTTTTTTTATGACCACTTTGGTTCAATGGAAGAAGACAATCTATTGACCAAGCTACGTTTACTTATCACGCAGCACTCAGTTGACTTCATAGTCTTGGACCACGTATCAATCGTAGTCTCAGGCAACAGTGATGGTGATGAACGTAAAGCAATCGATAGTCTGATGACTAACTTACGCAGCCTTGCTGAGGAAACTCAGGCAGGGTTTATTGTTATCTCTCATCTACGTAGACCACAGGGTGACAAGGGCCATGAAGATGGTGCTTGGGTATCCCTATCACAGCTACGTGGTTCAGGAGCAATCGCTCAGTTGTCTGATGCAGTCATAGGTGTTGAACGTAATATGCGTGATGAAGAGTTTAGTAATCGTGTACAGCTACGTGTCTTGAAGAACAGGTTTGCCGGTGAAGTCGGTGAGGTTGATGTACTTGAGTACGATAAAGACACAGGCCGCATGGTTGCTACCGCAGAATTTGAAGGAGAGTTTTAATGTTAATATTTGATATCGAAACCGATGGCTTATTGCCTAAGGTTTCTAAGGTACACTGCGGAGTAACTTATGATACAGAGACCGGCGAGCTAGAACGCTTTGGCCCAGATGATATATCTAAACTTATTATTAAGCTAAAAGATGCCAAGGAAATTGGCGGTCATAATGTGATTGGTTATGACATCCCCGTGCTAGAGAAACTCTTTGGGGTAAACCTGTATGACGGTAAGCGTATTGAGGACACACTAATCCTCAGCCGCATTGCATACTACAATCTATTTGTGATTGACGAGAACAGTCGCAAGCTTCCACCTAAGTTAAAAGGTTCTCATGGTCTGAAGGCATGGGGCTACCGACTTAACTTTAACAAAGGTACTTACGGCGAGCAGGTTGACGCTTGGGATACATTCTCAGAGTCCATGCTCGATTACTGTGAGCAAGACGTACGCTTAAACGTACGCTTGTACGAGAAACTGTTAAGCAAGCAGGTACCTTGGGAAGCCCTATCTGTTGAGCAAGACTTCGCTCGAATCATTAGCCGCCAAGTAAGTTATGGTTGGTTGTTCGATGTCGCCGCAGCGCAGAAGCTACACGTTGAGCTGATGCAGGAGAAGCAGGACATCGAGGATGAGTTAGCCGAGGTCTTCACACCGCTCTATGATTTTATTCCTATGAATGAGGTCAATCGATACACCAAGACAGGTGCAGAGAGTAAGGTGTACTTGTCACAGATTGAGCGTGGTGCATACATGGACCCAGAGAAGGGGTGGGGCAGAAAGCAAGAAGTCTGGTTCAATCCAGGTTCACGCCAACACATTATCCGATGGATGAAAGAAGTCTATAACTGGGAAAGCCCAAAGATTACTGAGAAAGGTACGCCTGTTATCAACGAGGACGTACTAAAGGACGTAGACTTTCCCGAGGCGCAGCTACTGCGTAAGTACTTCTTGATTCAAAAGATACTAGGTATGTTAGCCGAGGGTGCTAACGGTTGGTTACGCTTAGTAGATAAGGACCACAGAATACACGGTGAGGTTAATACCTTGGGTGCCGTGTCAGGACGTTGTACTCATACCAAACCTAATGTCGCACAGACTCCAAGTACTCGTGCGTTCAAGGGACATGAGTGCCGTTCGCTATGGACAGTACCAAAGGGCAAGAAGATTGTCGGTGCTGATGCAAGTGGTTTAGAGCTTCGTATGCTCGCACACTATATGGCTGCCTATGATGGTGGTGAGTATGGTGAGCAAGTAGTTAATGGTGACATTCATACTATTAACCAAGAGGCTGCCGGTCTACCTACCAGAGATAACGCTAAGACATTTATCTACGGTTTCCTGTATGGAGCAGGGCACGCAAAGATAGGTCAAATCGTTAATGGTTCTGCTGCACAAGGCAAGAAGCTAAAGGACTCGTTCTTACAAAAGCTTCCTGCGTTAAAGCAATTGACTGATGCTGTTAAGAAGGCATCGAAGAAAGGTTTTCTTACTGGGTTATCAGGAAGAAAGTATGCCATTCGTTCGGAGCACTCAGCACTGAACGTACTACTACAGGGTGCAGGTGCTATGGTTATGAAGTACTACCTCATTGAATTAGATGAGGAGCTTCGTAAGAAGTACACGCCAGGTCAGCAGTACGAGTTCATTGGTAACATCCATGACGAAATACAGATTGAGTGTGATGAATCGATTGCTGAAGACGTAGCAAAAATTTGTGAGTATTCCTTTGGTCTCGTTGAGCAACGTCTATCCTTCCGGTGCAAGCTAGAGGGCGAGGCTAAGATAGGGAACACATGGGCCGAGACTCATTAATGATTAATGGTAAAGGTAAATATAAAACCGCTGAGTAATAACGATATGTATGGTGGACGCAAAGTTAAGTCATACAAGTACAGGAACTTTGAACGTGAAATACTATCGCTATTACCAGATGACTATGAGATACCAGACGGCAAGCTAAGTCTCTTACTTGTCGTAGGGTTCAGTAGTAAGTTGTCAGATTTAGACAACGCATTTAAACCATTCATAGATTGTTTGCAGTTGAAGTACGGCTTTAACGACAAACGTATTTACTACATTGAAGCGTATAAGGAAGACGTAAAGCGTGGTAAAGAATTTATTGAATTTGAAATAGGAGGTATGGATGAGTGAGTTAACGTACGATGAGTACGCCACTGCTAAGCAAGTGGGTGGTACACATTACAACCTGACGATACAACCGATTGACTACATCATGAAGAACGGTCTCGGGTATTGCGAAGGTAACGTAATCAAGTACATCACACGCCACCAAGATAAGGGTGGTGCTCAGGATATTCATAAGGCTATCCACTACTGTGAATTTATACTAAAAGAAATTTACGGGGAGGGTGGTAATGAAAGCACTGATTGATGCCGATAGCATTGTCTATAAGTACGCAAGTATTTATCAGGACACCTGCATCTGGGATGACTCGGATGAAGATAATGTTATCGCTACCGTTGAAACGGATTTTGAAACAGCGAAGAAAGAGCTTGATGGTTTCATTGAGGGAATCAAAGACATTACAGATACTGATGATGTCGTACTTGTACTCAGTCCTAAGCGTACCTTTCGGTACGATGTGTCTGAGGACTACAAGGGAAATCGCAAGCCACCTAAGGTGCCCTTAGAAATGCTAATCCCATTACGGGAATATCTTTTCGAGAAGGGTGCCCTAGAGTTTGACAACATCGAAGCTGATGATGTGTGTGTCAGCCGGATGTACAAAGAGCCAGGTGAGTATGTCTTATGTCATATTGATAAAGACTTAAACCAAGCAGTAGGCGAACACTACAATTACAACACACAGGAGAAGTATTACATTGACCAAGAGATTGCAGACTACTGGTTCTACGCACAGGTATTAGAAGGTGATAGCGTAGACGGTATTAAGGGCTGCCCTCGTATTGGTAAAGTCCGTGCAGTTAAAATCCTAGGTGCCGTTAAACCGGAGGAGTACTGGGATACTGTTAAGTCGGAGTATGAGAAAGCAGGTAAGGATGAAGAGTACCTACTCACTCAGGCTAGGCTAGTGTATATGCTTCGTGATTACAATGAAGAAACTGGGTCCTTTACTTTATGGACCCCCGAACTAATGGAAAAATAATGAAAGCTATTAAAACTTTAATCTTAGGTGCCTTGGTTATCATGGCACTTCCTGCGTCAGCAGAGCAGACCTCAGGTAACTGGTGGTCACAAATGTTTAACAATGCCAAGGGTGAAGCTAACGGTAACCAACAGTCAGCGGGCCGTGCTAACTTCTCTATGGACTTCTCGGCTGAGGGTGGTACCTCAGGTGATATGTCAGCCAAGGCTAACGGTAACAACAGCTTAGATTCTACAGGCAACGTACGTAATAAGGACAAGTAAGGAGCAAGTATGAATATCCGAGTGCTACACAAGGATGGTATTGATGAGTTGTACAAGCGAGTTGTGAAGTTCTTGTGCGTTGGCGAAGTGTACATGGTGTACACCGAAGTCAGCACCTTCACTATCCCGATGGAAGACGTAGGTTTCATGCAAATCTGGGAGTCAGGGGAGTGAAGGAGTACTTGGATAAGAAGATTGATTGTTGGATGCAGGAACGTGGGATTGTCGATAATGGCAAACCCATGGGCCAAGCAATCAAGACGCTTGAAGAAACAACCGAGTTGCTTGATGCACTCAACCGTAATGACACGGCAGCAGTTAAGGATGCAGTAGGTGATATCTACGTTACCCTTCGTGCCGTGTGCCTTACTTATGACATTATCTTGGATGAATGTATTGCATTAGCATACGAAGAGATTAAAGACCGCAAAGGTTACCTACGAGAGGATGGTGTCTTTGTGAAGGAGGCCTAAGTGGCAGCTAACAATAGAGGGAAGTCTTTTAAGGACTTTGATTTGGACTTACAGTTTGGAGAGAAGTGGGAAGACTTTATTGTTGATAATCTAAATACAGCAGAGGTAAAGACTGAACGAGATATGTGGGCGAAGACCGGCAACATCTGTGTTGAGTACCAAAGCTATGGTAAACCTAGTGGTATCGAGGCAACCAAGTCAGACGTATGGATTCATAACCTGACCTTGAATGGAGAGTACGTACTAGGGTTTATCATTCCAACAGATAGGCTTAAGAAAGTTTACAAGAAAGGGAAGAGTGTATCCGGTGGTGACAACAACGCAAGCCGGATTCATTTATTAAAAATTAAAGAGTTAGTGGATACAATCCTAGAGGCATAAAATGGATGAAGGTACAATATTCCTTTGGATACTATCAGTCGGTATTGTTGGTGGTGTATTAACATGGAGGCACGGGCGTGCTCGTTATGATGAAGGTTTTATTGATGCCTTATTCATGCACAGTGAAGGTCAAGTTACATACACTACTCACACATCCGCTGATGGCGTTGAGTCAATGGATATTAAATTTAAGGTTGAAGATGAAGAGTGAATATTTAGGTATTACTATTGATAGGGCACGAGATAAAAAGATGTCTGACCAGGCCTACGAGCTTGTGAAAAACTATTATCTTCGTGATGGTGAGAAATCACCGCAGGAAGCTTACGCTCGTGCGTGCGTTGCTTACAGTAATAACGATAAGAAATTAGCACAGAGGTTGTACGATGCAGTTAGCAATGGTTGGTTTATGTTTAGTAGTCCTATACTATCTAATGCTCCAATGCCCAGAGAGCAACCACGAGGACTTCCCATTTCATGTTTCCTTACTTATATTCCAGACACTCTTAACGGTCTCATTAGCCATCAATCTGAATTGGCTTGGTTATCTGTAAAGGGTGGTGGTGTAGGTGGACACTGGAGTGATGTACGTGCAGTGAGCGACAAAGCTCCCTCACCTATCCCATTCATTAAAGTAGCAGACTCAGCGATGACTGCGTACAAGCAAGGTAAAACTAGGAAGGGTAGCTATGCGGCGTATCTGGATGTCTCTCACCCAGACATTATCGAGTTTCTCAACATCCGAGTTCCGACAGGCGGTGACTCAAATCGCAAGTGTTTCAATATCAATAACGCTATTAATATCACTGATGATTTTATGGATGCTGTCCTCAATGATAATGATTTTAATTTGGTGGACCCCCATGACAATTCTGTCAGAGATACAGTACGTGCTCGGACGCTCTGGCAAAGAATCCTAGAGACTCGTTTCCGTACCGGTGAGCCGTACCTCAATTTTATTGATGAAGCTAACCGTCACCTCCCTAAGGAGTTGAAGAAGAAGGGGCTGAAGATTCGTGGTAGTAACTTGTGTAATGAAATCCATCTACCTACTGGCGATAATCGCACAGCAGTCTGTTGTCTATCTTCGGTAAACCTAGAGTCTTACGATGAGTGGAAAGACACTGGTCTTGTAGGTGACTTGATTGAAATGCTAGATAACGTACTGACTGAGTTTATTGTAAATGCCCCATGCGAAATGAGCAGGGCTGCATACTCAGCTAAGCGTGAGCGTTCACTAGGCTTGGGTGCTATGGGTTGGCACTCGTACTTACAAAGTAAGAACATCCCATGGGAATCAGCACAGGCCACAGGGCAGAACATAAAGATATTTACAGATATCAAGGAGCAAGCAGTAGATGCTACAGAAAGACTCGCTACTAAACGAGGAGCTTATGAAGATGGACCTAAATCTGGTAGACGCAATTCTCATTTGCTTGCTATTGCCCCTAATGCCAATAGTAGTATTATTTGTGGTACTTCAGCAAGTATCGAACCTATCAAAAGTAATGCTTATACTCACCGCACTCGTGTCGGCAGCCATCTGGTCACTAACCGTCACCTGGCTGCTGTACTAGAAGAGCACCGGTTACGCTTAGGTGAAACCGATAAGTGGTTGCAGGAGCAGTGGAGTAGCATTATCCATCACGAAGGTTCCGTACAACACTTGGAGTACTTGACTGAATGGGAGAAGGAAGTCTACAAGACCGCCTTTGAGATTGACCAACACTGGGTTGTAGAGCACGCTGCTAAGCGGCAGCCGTACATCTGTCAGGGCCAGAGTGTCAATGTATTCTTCCCTGCCGGTACAGATAAAACCTACGTTAATAGCGTACACTTAAAGGCTTGGAAGGATAAGCTAAAAGGTTTGTACTACTTACGTACTAACAGCGGTGCTACTGCTGAGCAAGTAGGTAAGAAAGTAGAACGTATTAAATTAGAATCATTTAAAGAGGAAGACGAATGTCTGAGTTGCCAAGGGTAGAACCCGATGACCGCTGCACAATTTGTAGTTGTCTAATTGCTGATAACCCAAACACGCAGTATGTCAAAGGGCACTTTGGTGCAACACCTGTGGTATTCTGCTACAAATGTTACGATATGATACTAGAGATGGCAGCAGCCGAATTTGGATTTGAATTAGACGAGGAGTATGAAGTTGACCCAAGCAAGCTTAACTGAAGCAGCGGTAGCCTATAAGCCGTTTAATTACCAATGGGCCATGGAGATTGCTGAGGAGCATGAGAAAATCCATTGGGGTATCTGGGAGATTAAACTACAGGAAGACGTAGACCAGTGGAAGAAGGGTAAGATTACTGATACTGAGAAGAATCACATTACCCAGATTCTACGGTTGTTTACCCAGAGTGATGTACAGGTAGCTCAAAACTATTGTGATTTGTTCTTACCTAAATTCCGGAACCATGAGATTCGGAATATGATTATGTCATTCGCTAATAGGGAGGGTACGCATCAGCGTGCCTACGCTATGCTAAATGACACCCTAGGCTTTGAGGATTCTGAGTACCAAGCATTCCTTGAGTACAAACAGATGGTGGATAAGCTAGAGTTTATGCAGGACAACGATGTCAGTACTCAGCAGGGCTTGGCCCGAGCACTGGCACAGACCTGTTGTAATGAGGGTATGTCTCTATTCTCAGCGTTTGCCATGCTCCTGAATTACCAACGTTTCGGTAAGATGAAGGGTATGTGTGAAGTCGTGGAATGGTCCGTACGGGATGAATCCATGCACGTTGAGGGTATGTCTAAATTGTTCCGAGCATTCTGCAACGAACATCCAAGAGTGGTTACAGATGACTTTAAAAAAGATGTGTACGAAATGTTCCGAACTTCTGTCGAGCTTGAAGATAAAGTTATTGATTTGGCGTACAAGATGGGAGATATCGAAGGTTTGGAAAAAGCTGAAGTAAAGCAGTACATCCGTCACTTAGCGGATAGACGCTTGATACAGCTAGGTTTGAAGCCTAATTATGGGGTGAAAGATAACCCGCTACCATGGGTAGAGTGGATTATTGCAGGGGATTCTTTCAAGAACTTTTTTGAGGGTACAGTAACTGACTACTCCGCAGCCGGTATGGTTGGCGACTGGGGTTGGTAATTGTTGCCCTATAGGATACTCATGGCGTGATTTGTGCCTAAAAGTATCAAACTCTAGGGTATTGTCGAAAGGCAGCTTGAGGAACTCGAAGCAAGCAAACCCTAGTTTCTACGTGTGAGATTATGGATAGATTACCTTTAAAGACACTAGATTTAATAAAGATTTTAGAAACAGAATACCCTGACCGTATCGTGACAAAAGAAATGGACCCATACGAACAAGGTAGGCTGCATGGTGTGATAGAACTGTTACGCCGTTTACGTAAACTAGAAACAGGAGAAGACTAATGGGTAGTATTTTCGGAGGCAGTAAACCTGCACAACCGGAAGCTCCACCACCACCATCAGCGCCAGTTGAAGAGGCTGAATTCAAGCCAGGTTCAGAGGATGATGGTACTCGTGAGGATGTTAAGAAAATTGCAAAAGGCAAGAAGCGACTACAGATTCCTCTAGTGGGTGGTACAACAGCTAAAAAGTCAGTACAGACCGGCGGTAAGTAAAAATGGAAGATAAAGATTATTCCCTGAAGTCGCGTTGGATTAAGCTTGATGGTGAGCGTACAGGTGTTATTGATAGAGCTAAATATTGTTCGGAGTTAACTATACCTTCACTACTGGTAGACACTAGCCACACAGAGGAAGAGTCTTTACCTACACCTTATCAATCTTTAGGTGCTCGCGCAGTGAACAACCTAGCATCAAAATTGCTGTTGTCATTGTTTCCACCTAACGCGCCGTTCTTCCGTTATGCGCCAGACAAACTGGCAATGATGGAATTAGACGAACGTGCTTTTAATGAAGTACAAGTAAAACTTGCAGATATCGAGCGTGGTATCGTAGCTCAGTTTGAGCGTGAGGCATTACGTGTACCTATTTTCCAAGCTTTGAAATTACTTGTAGCTACTGGTAATACTTTGTTATTCCGAGATAAACCAGATACTACTCGTGTATTTAACCTCAATGCTTATGCGATTAAGCGTAGCCCTGAGGGTGTAGTTAAAGAAATCATCACTAAAGAAACAGTACATTGGGATGATTTACCTGCTGAAATGCACGACAAGGCTAAGGATGCTGATTCCGAGAAAGGTATCGATTTGTATACCGGTGTTAAATGGAATGGCAAACAATATGATGTATGGCAGGAGGCCTTGGAGCAAGAGATTCCAGGTACCCGTGGCACATACAAGAAAGATAAACTCCCTTACATCCCTCTACGTTGGACAGCGATTCACGGCGAGGATTACGGGCGTGGTCTGGTAGAGCAATACCTAGGTGACCTGCGTAGTTTAGAAGCATTGGCAATGAGTATTGTCGAGGCATCCGCAGCAGCATCTAAGGTACTATTCTTCGTAGACCCTGTGGGCAGTACTTCTATTAGTACTGTTGCCAAAGCTGATAGTGGTTCAATCGTTAAGGGACGTGCTTCTGATATTTCTACCTTGCAGGTGGACAAGGCACATGACCTTAATATTGCATATCAGACAATGAATGATATTCAACGCCGCTTGGCTAGTGCGTTCCTATTGAACGAAAGCGCACGTAGAGATGCCGAGCGTGTTACCGCTGAAGAGGTACGCCTCATGGCGGGCGAACTAGAGGATGCTCTAGGTGGTATCTATAGTATCCTGACTCAGGAGCTACAGTTACCTTTAATTAAATTGATGACACACACTGCTAAAATCTCATTCCCTGAGGGCTTAGTTGAGCCGATTATTGTTACAGGTGTTGAAGCACTAGGCCGAGGCCATGACTACAACAAACTTGTACAATTCTCACAGACTCTACAACAGCTACTCGGTCCAGAGATTTTTGCTCAGTACACAAATGTACCTGCGGTTATTGACCAAATCGGTACAAGCTTGGGTATTGAAACAGGTGGTATCATTAAGTCTCAAGAACAAATTGAACAGGAGCAAGCGCAAGCAATGATTCGTCAGGCCGCTGAACAAGGCATGGCTACCGCCGCCGCTGAAGGTGGTGCGGGCATGGCACAGATGGCTGCGGGTCAAATGGCAGGAGGGTAATATGGCAGAAAAAGAGCCTATGCAGATTATGCTTGAAAGGCAAGAAGCTGCGATTATGGCGCGTGTAAACGCCAAGATTGCAGAAGAGAAAGAAACAAAAAAAGAGGTAAGCAATGGAAGAAAGTCAACAGGCAGCACCCGAAGCACAACCAAGTCTGAGTGAACATGAACAGGCTATGGTGGACCGTGTAGACCAACACGAGGCCAGTGTAGAGGATAGTATGCGTTCTGATGAAGAGCGTATGCTTGCAGGTAAATACAAGTCTGTTGAGGAATTGGAAAAAGCTTACGAACATCTACAGACTAAATTAGGTCAACAAGATAAGCCTGACGGTGAAGATGCTAAAGAGGAAGCACCGGCACCAGAAGAGGCAGCCTCCAAAGACGAGGCACAGGAAATCACTGCTAAAGCAGGTTTTGATTTTCAAGCCCTAGAGAGTGAGTACAGCCAAAATGGTGGACTGACTGCTGATACGTACAATAAATTAGCAGAGGCAGGAATTCCATCAAATGTGGTTGATGCTTACATCGCAGGGCAAGAGGCGCTAGTCCAGAACACTGTAAATCGTATGTACGATATCGCAGGTGGCGAGCAAGAGTACGCAGGAATGATGCAGTGGGCGCAAGATACTTTAAGCGAAGCTGAAATCTCTGCGTTTAACGACTCATTGACTTCCGAAGCTGCGACTGAACTAGCAATTCGTGGGCTACACGCACGCTACGCTAATGAGAAAGGTCCTAACCTTATCCGTGGCGGTGCGAATACTAGCCCATCTGGTGGTTTTGAGAGTAAGCAACAAATGATGGCTGAAATGGCAAAACCACAATACCGGTCTGACCCTGCATTCCGTGCAGAGGTCCAAAGGCGTGTAGCTCTTAGTAATTTCTAAGAGTGACTTTTTGGAGGGGAGGTGCCTTTCTCCTTCGGCTTTTAGGTCCTCCCTCTATACCTAATGTAAGACCCCTCTCCTCCACCCTATTTTTTAGTACGGAAACAGAAGTTGCCCGAACAGGTTGTACTGAGGTACGACTTCTAGGATACCCTCATTATGTAGTGTGCTAATCGCCAGAGCAATAGCTCTACTAACAACATCTATTTTTTATTTTATAGGAAACATAAAATGGCTTTTAATGCGTCACAAGGTATCGGCACTAGCCGTACCACCGGTCATTCAGACCGTCAGTTGGCAATTAAGGTGTTTTCTGGCGAAGTACTTACTGCTTTCGACACAGCAAATATCTTTTTGCCTTTAGTGCAAACTCGTACCATCCAATCTGGTAAGTCGGCTTCATTCGCCGTAATCGGCCGATACGATTCAGCAATCGCTGACCACGTACCAGGTAACGATGTTACACCTAACCTGATTAACGCAGGTGAGCGTGTAATCGAAATTGATAAGCTGAAGTACGCTTCAGTATTCGTTGACAACTTTGAAGAAGCAATGACCCACTATGAAGTACGTTCACAGTACTCTATGGAGATGGGCCGTAAGCTTGCTAAAGAAGTTGACAAAGCAATCATTGCTCAGTTGGACGCTTGTGTAGCTAACACTGCTAACACAGACGATACCAACGGTGCAGAAGGTCAGCCATACGCTGATGTTACTGCATTCTCTGCTACCACTAGCTACGCAGTTGGTGACCGTGTATCTTACAACGGTGTAGTATATGTATTCACTTCAGCTCACGCAGCAGGTGCTTGGGCAGCAGGTGACGTAGAGGCTGTTTCAGTCCTTACTGTTGACACTGCGAGCGCTACCGGCAACGGTGCTAAGGGTGATGAAGTACTAGCTGCATTGTACGATGCACAAACCACTATGGACGAGCAGGACATTCCTGGCGAGCGTTACGTTGTAATGTCTCCTAAGAACTACAACCGTCTCGTACAGTCTGGTGCAGTACACAAAGACATGACTCAAGGCGCTAACGGCGGTATCGACACTGGTAACGTTGTACAGGTTGCGGGTCACAACATCCTAGTTTCTAACAACGTTGGTGCGGACAATATCTATATGTTCACACAGAACGCTGTTGGCGTTGTTAAGCTTCTTGACCTTAAGTCAGAAGTTAACTACATTCCAGAAAAGCTTGGCGATTTGATGACTTCATCTTACGCAATGGGCTTCGGAACGTTGAACAATGGTTGTGTAATCAAGTTGACTACCAACGACTAAACAAAGAAAGGGTGCCTTCGGGTACCCTTTTTTTTCATTTTTTGGAGAGCCGAAATGACAGAACTAGAAGCTGTAAACATTGCGCTTCAGACCATCGGTGAGATGACCATTCAGACAGACGCTAATATCCCCAGTGTCTATGAGGCATCTACAGCACTAGAGATTCTAACTGAAACTCGGCGTACTGTATTAACTGAAGGATGGAACTGCAACACAGATACTGAATGGACAGTTACTTCAGATGCTAACGGTTACATCGCACTAGCGAGCACTATCTTACGTGTAGAAAGCTCAGATGGTGAACCGTACATCATGAAAGCAAATAAGTTGTATGATAAAGAAAATCATACCTTTGTATTCTCAGCGAATACTAACTACGATTTAGATATTGTGTGGGACTTGAACTTTGCGGATATCCCACATCCTATCGCCTATTACATTGCAATGCGTGCAGCACGTATTACATATCAGCGCCTAATCGGTGCTACAGATATCATGCGTATCCTTATGGATGACGAGCAGAAAGCCCGTGAGAAAATGATTGAGCATGATGTCGAGACAAAAGAATATAATATCTTTGATAACAATGCGACAACACGCATTATTTCACGAACTAGAAACCCTAAAGGTATCTTGGGTTAACAGGAGAAAAATATGGCATTAGTTAATCAGACTATTCCAGGTTTGTATAATGGTGTATCTCAACAGCCTGATGAACTTAGACTAGATACTCAGGTAACAGAAATGATTAACTGTTACCCCACGCTAGTACAAGGTGTACAAAAGCGTAACCCTGTTGAATCTTTAGTAGAAGATACAAGTCTGACTAACGATGCTTTTATTCATACTTATGACCGTGGTGCCGGTGACGAGCAATACATTATTGCAGTCAAGGCCGGTAGCTACAAAGTGTACGATGAGACAGGTGCTACGGTAACCGATTGGACGACTAACTCATACTTAAATCTACCTAGTGGTTCTATCCCAAGGGATTCCTTTGCGATGGTTACCGTAGGTGATACTACGTTTGTCGTAAACAAAACCGTAACTTGTGCGATGGACCCTACTGTTGATTATAATGATGACCAGTACTGGGACCGTAATTTCTACTACTGGGTTAAGCGTACTACCGAGATTCGTTTTGGTGAGAATAACAACAGCTCTAAAGGCTATACGTATTATATTTATAATAATAATTCACAACAAACTTCGCAGACGAATGTTGACGGTGTCGCTGTTGCATCATCATTAGCTAGTGCTATTGGTGGTTCATCACGTGGTTCAGTTGTTAAGAAAACAGCAGCGAACGGTACGGACATCTGGAGTGGTGCAGACTCTTGGGGTAACCAAGCATCTGAATCATGGCAGGGTACCGCAGGTAAACTTGCGGATTTGCCTAGTGATTTAGGATATCAGAACGCTGTAATTGAGATTGCCGGTGATGATAAGAGCGCCTTTGATAACTTCTTTGTTAAGTTTAAGGGTTCAGCATACCTAGAGACATTCAAGCCAGGTTTGCAGAATACAATCGATGGTTCAACCATGCCTCATAAGCTAGAGCGTCTAGGTAACGGTTCATTTGCTATGAGTACAATTGCATGGGATGACCGTAAAGTTGGTGATGAAGAGACTGCACCGGAACCTTCGTTCATTGGACGTACACTAGATGATGTATTCTTCTTTAAGAATCGCTTGGGTGTACTAGCTCAAGATAACGTTGTAATGTCAGAAACTGGTGAGTACTACAACTTCTTCCCGACTACGGTTACAGACGTACTTGATAGTGACCCTATTGACGTAGCAGTAGATAGTAATAAGGCCGTACACTTACGTTATGCGGTGCCTTATAATAAAGAGCTTTTGATATTCGGTGATAACGCTCAGTTTATCCTATCAGCTACAAAAGCACTGAGTCCTAAGGATGTTAACATTCAGCAAAGTACTGCATTCTCATTTAATAAGGATGTAGCACCATACGTTATTGGTCCTAATGTTTACTTCGTTACTGAGAAAGCCAGTAGTAGTCTTGTACGTGAGTATTACACTACACCTGATTCTATTAGTAATGATGCAGCAAACATCACCGCACACTGCCCTAATTACCTACCTACAGGTATCAAGAAGATAACCGGCAGTAGCCGATACGATATGCTTTTTGCACTTCCTGGTGATGGTAATGTTATTTATGTGTATAACTTCTTCTGGCAGGGTGATGAGAAAGCACAATCAGCGTGGCACAAATGGGAGCTAGAGAGTACTAATACAATCTTTAACTTTGAAGTACTGAATGATGATTTACTATTATTCGTAGACTATGGTAATGGCGAAGTCGAGATTGAAAAAGTCTCACTACAGATTCCCTTGGACTTCAGTACAATAGATTACACTGATGAAGATGGTACGATTATTAAATCCACTATTGAGTTTTCAAAGTGGGGTATCCCATCGGGCCAGTCTAGTAATGTTGACTCTAATCGTTCATCATTAATTATCCGTGACTTACGCTTCTCTATGGATGATGACTCATACTTTGGTGTGACCATTGACCGCAACGGAGTTAAGCGTACATACAATAACTATGTCACTTCACCATCATTAGCACTTGAGGGTGATAATAAATTCCCTGTTGTTGGTAGCGCAGATAATTTAAGTATTACATTTAGCAGTGAGATTGCTAAAGGTTTCAAACTAAACACTATGTCGTGGAGAGGTCAATTGCATCTTAAAGGTTCACGAGGTATATAAGGAAGAAAAATGGTTTCAGATAAGGTCTTTACCACAGATGGTACTACTAATATTTTTACCTCTGATTTTCCGGTCATCTCCGAGGACCATATCCGTGTCTTTTTAGGCGGGACAGTTGTATCTCGTGATGACTACGATTTAATTAATAACTCGGCGGTATTTTTTACCGCCCCCACTACGGGCCAAACACTAACTTTACAGGTTGGTACTACACCCGCAGATATCTTAACGTCACCTACAGACGCAGGTATTGTTGCAGCTAACATTGCTGACGTTCAGACCCTAGCGGATATCGCAGGTGACATTAGTACAGTGGAGAATATCTCAGGTGATGTCGAAACTGTCGCAGATATTAGTACTAACGTTACTACTGTTGCTACTAATATCAGCAGTGTCAATACTGTGGCTTCTAATATCGATGAAGTCATCACGGTTGCCAATGATTTAACTGAGGCCATCTCAGAAGTAGAGACAGTAGCCCTAGACTTACAAGAGGCCACCTCAGAGATTGAGGTTGTTGCTAATGATATCGTTAATGTAAATACTGTCGGTACAAATATTACTGATGATACAGACGTTACTACGGTAGCCGGTATTGAAGCTGATGTAACTACTGTAGCCGGTATTGAAGCTGATGTTACAGCCGTTGCTAATATCTCTCAGGACATCCAGGATGTTCAGGATAAATTGACAGAAGTACAGGTTGTTGCAGATGACTTGCAGGAATCAGTATCTGAGATTGAAACAGTAGCAGCGGATATAAATAATGTTAACACTGTTGCAGGTATTAATAGTGACGTTACTACTGTGGCTATTAACAATACCAGTGTACAAACAGTAGCTAATGATATTACTAATGTTAATACAGTCGCAGGTATCAACGCTGATGTAACTACGGTTGCCGGTATTGATGCTAATGTATCTACAGTAGCGGCTAACATTACTGACATACAAAATGCAGAAGAAAACGCAACACTCGCAAGTGAGTACGCAACGAAAGCTGAGAACAGCTACGTAACTGGTACTACAGATTACTCAGCGTACCACTGGGCGCAAAAGTCTGCTCAGAGTGCTGCGACTTCTGGTGCTGATTACCGTGAGACTATCGGTGATGTTACGTATGACTTACAGGGCTTCCCTAATCGTGCAGACTCAACCATCGCATTTGACGAAGGTACATTGGAGTTTACATTAGCACCCTCTAGTACCTCATTTGCTGTGTACTATCGTGGTGAGTTGTTCACAATTAGCTCAGCGTTGACATTAACAATTACTGATACTACTGGTGGGCGTTACATTAAGTTTGACCCTACTACTAGCCAGTTAGCTGAGACAACGATTAATGGTCACCCTAGTATCCTAGAGGACCTACTTGTAGCTTATATCTTCTGGGATTCAAGTACACAGAAAGCAGTAATCTTTGGTGAGGAACGTCACGGTTCGCATCGTGATACCCAATGGCATCTTTCACAACATTTGGATGTAGGTGCTGTATGGCGTTCAGGTGGTGGCTTAGGCTTTACACTGAATGATAATGACGCAACGGTATCTGTTGGTACACCTCTGGTTATTGCTGATGAGGATTTGACGCACACCATCAATCACGGTACTGCTACAAATGCTTACGAGCAGGTACTTTCTGGTGATGCTGAGATTCCCTCAATTTACTTGAGTGGTACAGATGTCATCCAGACAACACCTACTACAGTACCTTGGGTACAGGGTACGTCTACAGTACGCTATAACCCCATCACAGGTGGTAGTGGTTCACTTGTTGATACCCCTAATAACAGCTATGTTTCTTATTGGATAATCGCTACTAATGATACCAAGTACCCTATTAAGGCTATAATGGGTCATTACTCGCATAGTAACATTGCAGGGGCAGAGCTAGAAGAATTTGATGATTATGGTTTCTCAGTACCAGAGTTGGTTCCGATGTACCAAGTCATCTTACGAGCTAATAGCGCAGCACCAAGCCAATGTCAGATTGCAGCGGTATATACATTAACTAGCAGACAAGCAACAGCAGTAGGCGGCTTTAGTGCTTCCTCACACGATAACTTGACTGACAGGGGCATTAGTGACCAACACCCGATTGGTGCTATTACTAACTTACAAGCTACCCTAGATGATAAGGCTAGTACAGCAGAAGCACTGGCTTTGTCGATTGCATTAGGATAGGAGATATAAATGGCAAATACATTTAAAAACTATGTAGCGAGCGATGTCGGTACTGCACCTAATACGGTGTACACAGTACCCGCAGCTACTACATCCGTTATGATTGGATGTAATATCGCTAACAAGACTACTGCTGCCATCTATGTCGATGTGCAGTTAGGTAGTACTTATTTAGTAAAGGGTGCGCCTATCCCTAGTGGTTCGGCGTTATCAGTCTTGGATGGTAAGATTATCATCGAGACAGGTGAAACCTTTGTTGTAACATCTGATGCAGACACATCTGCGGATGTTGTCTTGAGTGTACTGGAGCAAACCTAATGGCAGGATATATCGGTAAGTCTCAGGGCGTTGTTATGCTCGACATCAGTGATGGTGTCGTAGAAACAGCAGACATTCAAGATGGTGCAGTAACAGCAGCAAAGCTCGCTCCGGGAGCAGCAGTGCCTTCACAATCGGGTCAGTCCGGTAAATACTTGACTACCGATGGTACTACTGCTTCTTGGGCTACCGTTGTCCAGACAGCAGGTATGATTCACGGCTTTGATGTAAACCCTAGTACTGGTGTCCTTACGTGGACAGCAGGAGTAACAGAATTGTACGATGGTAACTTTGAGCCTCTTAATGATGCTGTTATTGTTGGCACAGATGATATGACTTTCTCAGTTAACGCAGAAGGTCATTTGATTATGACTATAGGTTAGGAGAAATTTATATGGCAACGCAAGTTGATTTAGGAAAAATTCGCCCTGTATGGAAGGGCGATTGGGCAGCAAGTACTGCCTACGAACAAAATGATATGGTTAAAGAAGGTGTAGATTCCTACATCTGTACAACAGCGCATACCTCTGGTAGTACCTTTGCTGATACTAACTGGGATATTCTTGCGCTAGGCGCAGAGATTCCTGCTCAGAGTGGTAATTCAGGTAAAGTTCTTAAAACAGATGGAACTGATTTAGAGTGGGGTGATGTTACTTCTATATTACTCGCTAGTTATAACAACGTAATAAATGGGGATAACGATAGAGAAAACTTTACCGCATCTCAAGTTATGACAGGAGGGAATGACTTCTGGATTGTTGGAGGTTCTTCACCCATAGCTAACCCATTAGTAAAACTTAGTTTTTTAATTCCATATAGTTTTAATTTAACTTGGACTCAGTGTGCTGTTAAATGGTATTACCGAGTTAATGGTGGTTCTTTTAATGCAGTTACCTCAGACATTTTTGATGTCACCTCGCTTAGTTGGGGTAACACAACTCCAGGTGGTAATAACTTAGCAGGTATAATGATGCACGAACCTAGCTTATCAGCCGGGGATACGATTGAATATCGACCCGCTTTTGATGCAAACGGTAGTAGTAACAGCGTAACTGTCCCATCCCACGGTACTTATAATAGTGGTTCGGCTTACGCTTACTTAAATTTAGAAATATTAGATAACACTTTATCGGAGGTGACCTATGGATAAGTCTGCGGTAATTGCTAATTTACTACCTAATGCTAATTTTAAAGAAACAGTTATTGGTGGTGTTTCTACTATTGAGTGGTTTGATGAACGTCCCCAACCTACTGATGCTGAGATAGAAGCTCATTGGGAAGTTATGCAAGCAGAATACGTTTGGCAAAGTGCTAGAGCTATGGCTTACCCAAGCATCCAAGAGCAACTTGATATGCAGTACTGGGATTCAGTCAACGGTACAACTACTTGGGCTGATGCAATCGCAGCGGTAAAAGCAGCTAACCCTAAACCGGAGTAAGAGATGGCAGGATACATAGGAAATGTTCCAGTACCAGAGGGAGTCCAGACTCGTGATAACTTCACAGCTACCGCAGGTCAGACTTCCTTTGGAACCTCTGGATACACTCCGGGCTATCTGGACGTTTACCTAAACGGTATCCATTTAGACCCGTCAGACTACACAGCGACTAATGGTACTGATGTAGTCCTAGCGTCTGCCGCAGCAGTAGATGATGTACTCACTGTTGTTGCGTGGACAGTCTTTCAGGCTACCCAAGTACAGATTAGCGGTGTCGTGGGACTACAGACAGAATTAGATAATATTGAACTAGACATTGATGATGTCGAGACTCTTGCGTTAGCAGGATTATAAGGAAAAATTTATGGCAATTGATACAAGTACTTTGGAGGCTACACTCCAAA